CGACGCCGAGCGGGCCGTTTTGCCCTCGTGCGAGCCCCTGTTCCAGCCCCAGCATGGTGAAGCCGCCCAGCTGGGCGAACACGCGGCTGGGCGAGCGGATGCCGAGCTTCTCCTTGAACCAGCCCACCACGCTGTCACCTACCGAGGAAATCGCCTGGCGCACGTCAGCCATGCGGCTCGCGATACCCTGGACCAGGCCCTGCAGCAGATTGGCGCCGAAGTCGCTGAATTTCTCCGGCAGGTCGACGCCGAACCAGCGCAGCACTGGTGCCACCAGGGTGTAGAGCGCGCCCATCAGCGACCAGTCGGCGATCAGTTTCAGGATGCCGCCGAAGCCACCGTCGAACGCCGTGGTCACCTGCTTCCAGAGGCCCAGGAAGAACGCCTTGATCGGTTCCCAGTACTTGATGATCAGGAACGCCGCCATGGCGATGGCGGTGACGGCCAGGCCGATGGGGTTCATCAGCATCGCACGCCCCACGATGTTGAAGATCTTCATCAGGACATTGAAGGCGGTGGCCAGCCGGGCGACCATCCCGGCGCCGCCGGCAAACTGGATGCCCAGCATCTGAAGGCCGTAGCGCACGATGACAAGAGGGCCAAGCGCGGCGGCGAACGCCAGCGTCAGGCCGCCGAGGGCCGTCAGCAGCACGCCGACGGCCGCCGTGCCCTTGATCAGCCAGCCCACCAGCCGGGGGTTGGCTTGGGCGAAGGCATTGAAGCGTTCGATCAACCCGCCAACGGTATCCATGAGGCTCACCAGCGCGGAGCGCAGTACTTCACCACCGGCGCTGCTGGTATTGAAAATCTGGTTCTGCAGCCGCAGCCAGCGTGCGGACAGGGTGTCCTGCCGGGCGGCGAACTCGCGTGACATCGAGCCCTGTGCATCGGCGCCGTTGGCCAGGGCGATCTGGCGGCGCAGCTCGTCGGGCTTGTCCACAAGCTTGGCGAGCGTGTCGGAGTGCTCCATGCCTGCCAGCTCGACCATCACGCCGATCCGCTTCTCGCTGGGTAGTTTCCGTATGGCCTCGATGACCTTGAAGAGCGTGCCGGTGGCGTCGGTAGCCATCCCTTTCTGGATCTCGGCCGAGGACAGACCGATTTCGGCAACGGCAGACTGGAAGCGCTTCGTGCCCTTCTCGGCAGCCGCAAACTTCTGCGTGATCGCGTTGATCGCGGTACCAGCCGTCTCGGTGCGCTCGCCCAGGGTGAGCAGGGTGGAGGCGAGGGCCGCGGCGTTCTTTTCCGACATGGCCACGCCCGCCAGCACGCCAGACGTGCGATTCAGCACGTTGATGATGTCGTTGCCCTTGCTGATAGCGTTGTCGTCGAGGTAGTTGATGGTGTCGGCCAGGCCCGAGATCGCGGTGGTCTCGATCCGGAAATTCTTGGCAACCTTGCCCATGCTCTCGGCAATCTCGTCGGGCACGGCATCGAAGGCGTTGGCCATCATCGCCACGGTACGGGTGTACGCGATCAGCTCGTGACGCGGCACCTCCATGCGGGCGCCGGCCGTGACCATTTCGGCGATCTGCGCGGTGGGGACTGGTAGCTCCTCGCCCAGCGCCCGGATCTGGCGGGCCAAGTCGTAGTAGACGGCCGTCAGCTTGCCGCCCTCGTCGCGCGCACCCGCTACCTGGCGGGCGACGCCAAGCATTGCGTCTTCGAAGCTGACGTAGTCCTTGACGGACTTTGAGATGGGGGCCAGAACCACGCCGCCGGCGGCGGCCGTAGATGCGCCGGCATTGAGCATGGCGTTCCGCGTGGCCATGCCTTTCTGGTAGCGCGCGTGGGCGGCGGCCATCTGGCGGTTTCGCTCGGCAATTACCTTGAGCTGCGCGTCCTGCTTTGCAAGCGACGCCGTCGTCGCCGCGATCTTGTCGCGCAGATCTCCTTGCCCTCGCCGTAGCGTCTGGGTGCTGATGCCCGCCGCACTTAGGCGCTCCGTGACGGCGGCCAGGCTGCGCTGCAGTTCCTTGCCCCGTTTGCCGAGTTCGTCGGCTTCGCGATCGGCCTGACTGAGCGCGCGGGACATCGCCGCGGTGGGCTTCTTGGCAGCGTCCATTTGCTGCCCCAGGGCCTTGACGCGTTCCTGCGCCTTATGGAGAGCGCTTCCGGCAATCGCTGCGTCCTTCGACAGCTTCCGGAAACTCTCGGTGTCTGCCTGCACCCGCTGGAGTTCCTTGAGCTGATCGCGGCTCGCCTTTACCGTCTTCGCCAGTTTGTTGCTGTTCCCCACGATCGCCTTGAACGGACGCGTCACCCGGTCCACAGCCTGCAGCACGACTTCCAGCTTGAGATTGCGAGGGGTGCTCATTCGTCCGTTCCGCTACGTTCGTAGGCGCGCTCGCGCCACTCCATCAGTTCGGCAACCCCCATGGCGTACATCACCTCCGGCGGCCAGTGGAAGATCACTGCAACGTCGGCGATGGCGTGCTCGATGCGGTCGGGTAGCTTTCCTCCCTGGCCGACTTCGGCAGCAAAAAATTCGTCACCGCCGTGCCCAGCTGCATCAGGTCGGCGGGGTCCATCTGGCTGACGTCGTGCTGGGTCAGCGTCGGGGCGGTAATGCGTGGCAGCACCAGGTGCAGCGCGGAGACGTCCATGCGCAGCAGGTCGACCAGGCTGCAGCCGCGCAGCTCGCCGGAGCCCGGCTTGCGGACCTGGATCTTGGAGATGCGCTGTTCGCCGCGCTGGATGGGTTGGTCGAGGTCGATGTTGGTGGTGGCCGGTTGGTTCATGGTTCCGTGAAATCAGAGGGGAGGGTGGGATAGCTCTTGTCGGTGCGCTTACAGGCCCATCGCGCGGCGCTGGCCCGCCAGGCGGTCGACGCCGAAGACGACTTCGATGAAGTTCAAGTGGTCGATTTCGCACCACACTTCACCGTTGACCGTCAGCTTGTAGTAGCTGATGGAGGACTTGACCTTGAACTGGCTGTTGTCGCCGACCTTGGCGCCGCCCATGTCCAGCTCGGTGTGGCGGCCACGGATGACGATCTCGACGGAATCCACGCCTTCCTCGCTATCCCGCTGGTAGGCGCCAGCGAAGCGCAGCAGCACGCCGTCGACGGTGGTGATACCCCACGCCTTGAAGACTTCGCGCATCAGCCCGCCGTAGGCGGCTTCCACCTCCATCTTCTCGTTGCCGAGGTCGATGTCGACCGGGCCGTTCATGCCGCCGGCACGGTATTCCTCCAGCTTGCGTGTGAGCTTCGGCAGCGTGAATTCCTCGCATTCGCCGACGTAGCTCACGCCATCGTGGAAGACGTTGTAGTTCTTGAGTTTGCGTGGCATTGCCATGGTCTGTCCCTTCGATTGATGGCTGGGCGCGGGCTCACGCCGTGATGGCGCGGGCGAACTGCATCAGGTAGCGGTCGGTAATGCGCTGGCGCATGGTCAGGTTCTCCAGCGGAGGCACGGGCGTGTAGTCATAGTCGATGGCCAGGCCGCCACCCTTCAGCGTGTCCTTGGTGTTGACGGTGCTGTCGAACCACGCTTCGCCGCCCAGCAGGTAGCCGTTGCGCGTGAGGTTGCGCATCTTGCCGTTGATGCCTTCCAGGATGTCAGTCACCAGCGACGGCGTCATCGGCAGGTCCATCGCCCAGGCATGCGCCTCGGCCATGGTGTCGGCCAGCACCTGGGCGGTGCGCGTGTAGTTCTCGAACGCGAACAGCGGATCCGCGCTACAGGTACGCGAGCCCCAGAAGCGGAAGCCCTGGAAGTTGACCAGCGTGGTCACTTCGTTCCGGTTCAGATAGCCCGCGTCCGTGGCCGGGTCCTGCAGATCCCAGAACACGTCCTTGGACAGGCCTGTGACGCCGTTAACGGTGACGTTCGACAGCGTCTTGTGCCAGCCCACCTCGTTGTCCAGCTTGGCGCGCAGGCCCAGCGCCCGCGCCGTGGCCCACAGCGTCGATTCCGAACTGGTGACGGTGTTCCAGCCGACGAAATCGGGCCAGATCGTCATCAGCTCGCGCTGGCCGAAGTTGTCCCGGTAGGCAACGGCTTCTTCCTTCGTCTGGCACTCGAACGCGGAGATGTAGGCGAAGGCGCGCAGCTTCTGCGCCACGCCGGCCAGTTCGGTGGCCACCGCCAGGCTGTCCAGGCCGGGAATGCCCAGGATGCGCGGTGTGATGCCCAGGCGGTTCTTCGCCGACAACAGCGCCTTCATGCCCGTGAAGCGGCCGTCGGCGTCGGTGCCGCCGATCAGATTGCTGGTGGTTTCCTCGTCGGTGGCTCCCTTGGCCACCCGGACGACGACCGTCAGCGGGTTCGCCTGGTCGGTAATGGCGTCGAGCGTCGGCGCCAGCGTGCCCTTGTCGCCAGCCTTGCCCAGCGACGCCATGGGGTTGGTCAGCAAGACCGGCCGGTTCAGCGGGAAAACGGTCGCGTCGGCGTCGTCGGCAACGCAGACGACCCCAGGCACGGCGGTCTCGATGGTGCGGATAGGGCGGGTGCCTTCGTTGATTTCGATGACACGAACGCCGTGGTGATAGCCAGTTGGCATGCAGTCCTCCGGGGATGGCCACGTGATGGCGGGATCGTCCGGAAAGGATGCTGCGTACGCGCGAGGGTGTCGCGCGTGGGGTGTTGTCAGGTCTGTTTGGACAACAGCGAACCTTCTACGGTAGGTGCTGAATAAATGGTTGGGCAAGCCACGCGGAGGTGGGGTGTCCGGGGTATGGGCTTTGGTGGAGAGTCTTGCGCGCGGTTATCAAAACAAGAATTCGAAAATGGGAGGGAGCCAGAATGCGATCGATAACATGTGCGATGTTAGCGATGACATGCGTAGTTTCGGGGTGTCAGACGGCGTTAGTCAGCAGCCGGGTCGAAGAGAAATCCAAGGTTGCGCCAAACGGGTTGATGTACCGGCTTCCCACGAAGCAGTTCGACCTGGCCGTAACCTACGAACTTGTGAGCTGCGCACCAACCGCGGACGGAACAGTCGAGCTCGGCGCGAAGGTGACAGGCACGGTCGCCGAGAGGGTCGTTGGGGACGACAAACAGACCTACTTTTTGGACTACAACGAACTCGACGCCTGGACAAAGGTTAGTCAGGTGGAAATCGGAGTGACCGACACGGGGTTACTGACGTCGATAAATTCTTCGATGACGGATCAAACCGGGCCCATTATTGCTAACGCGGGTGCCGCTACGTTTAATGTTCTGAGAGCTGCTGCGTTGACGAGTGTGACGGGTGGCGTGGGTACGCTCATGCCGCTCCGTCTTCAGCAACCAGTTCCAAGTTCGTTTCTATCGTCCGGGGTTGTATTACCCGACGACACGGTAAGCGGCGCCGACAAGAGCAAAGCAACGCAGGGCGCAGTACCGCGGGCCAGGAAAAAGGGGCCAAAGGTAGAGAGAATCGAGCCGACGAACCCACTCGAAGCCCTCTGTGAGACGTTTAAAAGAGCGAGGCAGGATTATCTCGACGCGGGCAAGGCGGCGAAGACTGCGGCGACGTTTGCGAAGGCGCGGACTGATGATCTTGATACTTTGACCCGACGTACTGCTCTTCATGCGCAGCTCAAGGAGGACCTGTCGTTCTACAAGCAATACGGCACGCCAGCGCAAATCAAGGCAGCGACAGAGGCAGTCGCCACGTCGGCACGATCGCTCGCGGATGCTCAGGCAATCGTGGAGGCATCAAAACTGGCCGATGCTGACCTCGAGAAGAAGAACAAAGCTGTTGCTGATGCCAAGGCCAAGCTGTTCATCGATAACGCCATCACATTCTCACCAAGCCGTGGTGATGAATGTAAGGACGAGCGGTTGCAGTTCGTGGGAATCAATGCTTTGTTCGATCCAAGCATCTTCCCGTGCTCAAATTCGGACCAGAAAAACTGTGTCGCCTTACCGACGGTGAGGATCGCTGCAAAGCCGGTGGCTGGATACGCTGCTGAGTCCGTTGGTTTCAAGGACGGGAAAGTTGGCTTGGCGTATCGGCTACCGGCGAGCGCGGAACTGACTGCTACGGCGAATCCAGGCGGCAATGAGTTTGTCTTCCTGAAGCAGCTCGTGCAGGTTCCTCAGTACGGCCATGTTGCTTCACTGGACCTTTCAAACGGGGCCTTTGCGGACAATATGCTGAAGATCACCTTCAGTGCCAACGGGGCACCTACACAGTTGACGTTCTCTTCAAAGTCACAAGGGGAGGCCGCTTCGAAGGCCGCAGCTCAAACTGCGCAATCGTACTTTGACTTCGCGAAGGGCAAACAGCAGGACAAGATTGACGCTGCAAAGACGCAAATTGGCCTGGACAAGGATCGCGCCAGTGCCAACGCCGCCATTGCTACCGACAACTTGACTACGCTCCGTCAGATCCAGCAGTTGCAGGCGCTCGCGAACGGTTCTTCGAGCGAGGCCACAAACCAGCTGGATGCCTTGAATCACCAGCGCGACATGCTGGAGGCTCAGCTCAAGATCCTTGCCTTGCAAAAGCAGATCAACGATGCGAAGGCCAGCCTGGCGGCGCCGTCGGGGCAATAGAGCAGACGTGCATAGAGCCGGTCAGCCGCGCACCGGCTGGTAGGCTCCCCGGCCGCCCAGCCTGACGGCCCAGTACATCAACCAGCGCACCAGCTTCGAGACCCCCAGCACCCCCATCGCCTCTCGAAACGTCCTGTCCGCATACGCCTTGCTGCCGATCGCATTCGCATACAGGTAGTCATGGATGATGGCGGCCTTGGCCCAGCGACCGTGCGGCGGGAATAGTGCCCACAGCAGCCGCGGGACGCTGGCCAGATCTGTGATGGTGCCGGCGGGCACGCGGATCACGTCGGCGCTGGGGTATTCGCCGACGTGGTACTCGAAGGTGGCCAGCAACTGCCAGCGGTAGTTGTCGAGCATTCGCAGGTCGGCGGGACGGGTGAAGCTGGACATGGCCGTCAACGAAGCAGGGAAGTGACGGCATCCTCGGCGGCGCGCATCTGGGTATCGAGAACGGCGTCGATCTCTGCCGTGGTGGCCGCAGCGCGGATGCCGGTGCGCGCGTCGTCGCGCAGGCGCTCTGCCAGGCCCACAACCTTCGCATAGGCTTCCGACTTTGCACGGACAGACTTGGCCCATGCGTGCCTAGCGGCATCGTCATCCAGGCCCGCGCCGGAGAGGAATTGCGCGCCGGCAGGCGACAACGTGCCGCCCGAGGGGATGGCTGCGGCCGTGTCGAGCTTGAGCGTCCAGGTGTCCTTTTCGACTTGGGTAGGGTTGCCCGCGAGCATCTGTACGGTCTCGGCGTGGTATTCGTCCACGCGCTTCAGCGCGTTCTCGCGAGCGTTTGCCAAGGCAATAGCTGCCAGCTCGGGATCGACAACATAGGTCGTGCCATCCCAACGAAGTGAGGCGTCAAAGGGGCGGGCGCTGCCGCCTCCGGCGCGAAACGCCTGGTAGCGAAGCCACTCTTCGTTCAACGGATCCTGGGGAATCACCTCTCCCGCTGCAACGATGCCCGGCATGCCGAGGCCGTCAAATGACGGCAATTCCATGTAGATGGTGTCCATATCAATAAATTTTTCTCGCGATGAAGCCGAAGCGCGCGAAGGGCGTTGTCGCGCCTCGGAAGCGCTGAATGTTGTATCGCCCGGCCGGTGGCACGAACGAAAAGCTGGCCGTTGCCCTTTCGGAGTAGACCCGTATCAGAAATGGCGGAGCTTGAAAGCCCCGCCCTGTCTCAGAGGGACAAACCACGTCGCCCGTATCGGCGCTGCCGGCGGCGATTCTGGCCGTACATCGGTGAAAGCGGAAGGTCACGTTGGATCCGATGTCGATGTCATCGATGGCGGGCCACACCAGATAGGCGCCCCGCGTGAGGTGTACGTATGGCGTGTGGAGCCCGAGTTCGGTTACCGTGGAAACCACAGCGATGACATCCGACGCGGCGCTGCTGGAATCAGGGAAGGTCGCGTGCCAGCGCCACGGAGACCAGGCATTGTTGAACAGGCTCCGAGAGGCCAATGCTCCTTCCCTTGTCTGACATATCTGCGATACGTGATCTTTGCTCTCGCGCCACACTTTCAAGAGCCCGTATTCGCTTGGCGCGTTCGCCGTTCGTGACGATGCGTAGAAATACTCGCCCGGCGTCACGAGTACGTTCAGATCCCCCTCGACCTCGTTGGTCGCGGAAAGATCTGCGCCGATCCCGGCGGCGGTGCCCTCCTGCCTCGTCAACATGTCTCCCAGGCGGTAGTCCACGTATGACCTGTGAGCGACTTCCGTCAGCATGTTTTCAACGTATTCCCGAGTGGCCAGCACGACCGTCGGATCCACCTTGAGCTCCAGTTTCAGCCCTTCGTTGGGGATGATGACCATCCTCACACGCTGCGTTCTAGCCGAGCCCTCCGCGAGCAGGGGCTTGTAGGTCTCTGGGCAGTTGCCGTAGTAGCACAAGGTGCCATCCTGGTCGAACAGGCCGAGCTCGCGGATCCACCATCCCCCAACTTCTGGTGCGAGGATTTGCTCTGCGATGTACTGGCCGGGGCTGTCCTCGTCGGGCGAAAGGAGGTTGATGGCGTCGCGATGCTTCTCATTGACCAGCGCGTCACGATCAGAGTCCGGCACGGGCAGGGCGCCGCCGCCATCGCCTACGGCCATCTCGGTGAGCGTGATTGGCAGCCCCAGCGACATA